CAGTCTCAGTTTTAGTATAAACATCAACACTATTAGCTTTATTTAATGATAATGCATCAGTCTCAGTTTTAGTATAAACATCAACACTATTAGCTTTATTTGATTGAGTAGTTAAGATATCAGTTACTGTTGAATCACTATTTTGGATCGCAGTAGCAAGCTCTTGTATCGTATCCAGAGCTTCAGGTGCGATGCCTTTCAACTCATCAATCGAAGCTGTTACTAATGCACCTACAGCAGTTTCAGATGGAATGAATGTGTCCCAAGAATACCAAGAAGTGTGTAAATACACTTTTCCAGTTTTAGGATTTCCTCCATTACTGTTACGGATATATCCACCAGTATGATTAATAACCTCTGAATTATGGTTAGGAGCAAATGTCCAGGTTAATGGGGATGCTATATCAGCAGAATTAATAACCTCGAATTTAATTTGAGCGTGCCACTTTAAATTAAATGATAACACATCACCTTCTTGTTTAACACCTTCACCGTATGTGCAATATGTTGAGTTAGCGCAACTCCAAGTCAAGTCAGATAAACTGAAATTATCAAAGAAGTTACCGCTATTTAATTTCTTTCTCTTCCATTGTTGATTAGCAGTATCAAACCATGTATCATCTACTACAGCATCTAATGGGACAGTGTCTTGAATATGAACACCAGCGTATAATGATGGAACATCTGCTGTTAATGCATAACCGCTGAGATCAACAGTTGGGATATCAGAAAACGCTATACTGATAGACTCATCTACTTCAGCTTTAGTATAAACTTCTGCAGTCGCGATTGTTTTATCTCTAGACCAAACACCTTTCTGATTAATTTTGTATACATTACCATCATCATCTTCAATAATATCATCTGCTGTTACAGCAGATGATAGAAGCTGATCAAGATCCGTTACAGTTACACTAGTACTTCTAGCATTATTACGATCTCTTATTTTAAAACGTCCGCTACTTAAAAACATTTATATCTCCTTAAATTTCCATCCATACATTTGAGGTACCATCTTCAAATAAGATAGCAAGCACTCCTAGATCAGTATCTCGCCACATATCACCCGACTTCGCTTCTGTTGGAATTAGACTTTGTTCAAAATACTGTTGAACATCAGATTCAAGTGCATATAAACTCAATTGCTCACTTAAAGGAGTGATACCTGCTGATAATTCTACTGCAGTGATGATATCACTGATTTTAAATTGTTTATTAATTCCCTCATCAATACCAAGGATTGATTCATCCCCACTTAATGTAGATTTAGTAGGGAAATCTGAAATCTTTTTTAATGCCATGTTATGGTCTCCGGTTAATTTTATTTATTTATCATAATTATAAACAGTATGCATTTACATTCGCTACCCCATATACCCCAACCTCTTGAGCAGTTGCCATTACACTCGCTCCACCATATATGTAAATCTGAGGAATGTCAGAGGTGAACCATATATCATCATCCTCAATAGGATCTGATCCTGATAATGGAACAAAACTGATGAATGTACTGTCAATAATCCCAAGCTTATCAATAGGAGCATATAAATTAGCTCTAATCATGAAATTCAAGTCCCAAACGACTGTTCTCAACTCCCCTTGATCAAAATTACTTGCCCATGTATCATCCATTGTTATACTATTCAATATCACAGGCACATCTCGGATTACATCAAGTTCAGGCATCTCGTTAATAGACATATTAAAATCGGGACGGAACATGGGAGCTATCTGTTCTATCAACTGCAACGAGTCATCAGTATTGTTAGTGTATATACTCACCGTATACTCTATATCATAAGGAGCAGGAGTGTAACTTGAATTTTTCACCCATTTACCATCAACTTGCTTCACTTTTCCTGAGATTTTATTATGAGCTGACAATTGTCTATCAGGAGCGTATGTTAATGACTCCATAGTAAACCCTATTCTAGGAATAAAACTTTGTATTCTAGTTCCTTCTCTATCATTTCTAATTTTTGATATAAATCTATCTTTGTTAGCGTAACTCAAGGGAACTCTATATTCGTCGATTATAGCTCCATCAGATTCAGTTTTTCTGATAAACAGATTATTGAACAGAGAACCGAAACCAATTGTCAGATTTCTAAGTAATGAGTGGTGAAAATATGACATATGAATTACCCAGTTGATAAATAATAATAGATAGTAAAACAAATCAGATTAACGTTAGAGCGTTAAATCTGATTCTAACAATAATAAGGATATTATTATGCGTACTTCTATTTATAACGGTAACAACTTCTATGTTTATTTAATCACAGACCTCAATCCTATAGGAACTGAGAGATATTACATTGGTTCAGCCACTAGAAAGGAACTCTCTGAAAAGAATATTAATCCAGAAGAGGATACATATTACGGATCATCAACAATTAAACATTTCAGAGCTCTTCAAAACTCAAATTCACCTCAATTAGAACGTATTATCATTAAAACATTTTCCTCTAAGAANGAGTGTCGTTTAATGGAAGAACATTTAATCAAATCACATAATGCTGTTAGAAGCTCATCATTCTATAATATATCATTACCTAATTCTAAATTCATAGGAACATCTGAAACTGCATTTAAAGGAGCTCAAACAAAACGGGATGATGTAGATGCTCTTGGGTTTAATGGATTGCAGAGGAGTGGACAAAAGAGTGGTTACACATGATTACATACACTAGATGTGAATGGAATGAATATTAATGAGTTGAATGGGATAAAGGTAAGAGAAACAATTACTCGTTTAGATGATAAAGGAATTTCAATAGCACAGAACCGTACTATTGATATAGTTAAAACGAGATCAGAGATTGGGTTAGATGGGTTAACGAGTTATCAAAGAGGGGGAACAAAAGTTATTTGCTTTCCTTATCAACACGTAACGGTGATGGAATATCAAACGCTGAAATTAGTAGTATGAAGCAAAAAGAAACTAAAGGTGATAGTGTCTGGAAAGAGAGAGTTGGGGATCCGTCACACTTAAAAGCAACCCAAACAATGAGAGATGAAATAGTAGATGATGAGTATCTTCAAAGTTTAAATTTATCCCCTGGAACTACTTGGAGAGATATTGGTATATACGTGATTTAATCAGGGTTAGCAGTAACAACAGCTTGTCCGCCAGATATACCAACACCCATACTAATAACTTGTACAGCAGCCCACTCAGGTCCGTATTGATCAGTCCATATAGCATTAATCACTGGCCACGTTTCAATTGAGCAAGTTGTAACATGTTCAGCTACTCCATTAAGTATTGTTAATGGTGATGCAAAAGATTCAGCTAGAGTGATAAGGATACTAACACCAGTAGCATTCACACCACCAGCAGATATTAGTCCAGAGTCAATGTCTACATCAGCATCACATGAGAAGTTCATATTAACCCAAATACTAGCATATGATTCTCCTTGCATCTCTGATACAGTATTATGATTGATTATAGGTTGAGTGTCAACTGTTAATGATCCTTTCATACTATTTAACTGAGTATCAAACGTAACTTGAGATGCAACAGAGATTATTCCTATGTTGATTACACTCGCCGATCCATCTCCAACAACTCCAGATATCGATACAACTCCAGAATCAATATCAATACTAGCCTTTCCCTCAAACACTTTAGAAGCCCAAACATCCACAAGAGCTTGAGCTTTTGCTTCAAACGGTTCAACTATATGCTGCTGAGCGTTATCAACAACAACTGAAGCTGTATTAACATATGTATCCCATCCATAGCTATGAGAAGATGCAGCTCCCATCAAAGCCCCTGAACAATGAACATCTGCACGAGATCTTCCTATAATAGTATTAGGATTACATTCCAATGAGGCTGATCCCAATACATCTGCAATAGGATAATAATGGAATGGTTCCCAAATAGCAACTGAATCACAATTTACATATACTTCAGCTGATGCCATTCTAATAATATAAGGATTAACGTTAAGTGATAATACATTAGAAATGAATACTCCAGCTGCTGCATCTGCAACTATAGGATTAATTGTTACTGTAACTTCATTATTGATATCAGCTGACACTGTAACTAATTTAACAGCATACACTTCGATTGAACAGTTAGAGAATGTGATTCCAGCTCCAATATGATACGCTCCCCCTCCAACAACAGATACTCCTCCTCCATCAATTGTTAATGAATTATATGAAGTATTGTGAGATTGACATTGAATATCAACGTTAATAGTACACAATCCAGATCCTGCTTTCTGTATAGAACAATCAGCAATTATATTAGATCCTGATATAGATACAGCACATCCATCCCCAACAATCACTCCAGCATTCACATAAATTGAACTTCCGTGAATGTTAGATGAAGCTTGATATAACATAACAGAATCTGAGTTGATGTCAACTCCTCCAGTTACATCAGCTGTTGCATATCGAGTAACAATTGTATCTGCTTCTCCATAAGAGATACCTTGTATATTTCCTGCTCCATCCCCAAGAACAGACCAAACAGACATAAGATCATTCAAATCAAGATGAATGTCAGCATAAACTTGATAATAGATGGAACCGATTGCAGATAAGTTACCATTCAAGAATGTATCAGATGATCCTTCAATGAATGCTCTTGAATCAGCTACAACATCAAGAAAATTGATTAATCCTGCCCAAGCTTCCATCATATCAGATTCAAGGTTTGATGTGTATATACCATCCTCAGTAGCATATGTACTAAGAGTATCTCTTGATGGTTCAGCTCTTAATATTCTCACATCAGATGTGCTTTGAGATGCAGGAACCCAACTACTTTGTTTAGTAAATGTACTTTGATTGAGATTAACTAAGCGGCGATCTTTAATCAAATTGACTTGATTAGGTATTAACTCAGGATTATCTGATGCATTAATTGCTAATATCGATATATTATCTCTATATCTAATATATCTCATCAGGTATAGTCAGTAAAATTAAAAGGATCTAATTCATCAAAGTTTAATATATCATTACCTTCCGTTTGAATAGTGTCAAACTCATTATTAATTCCAGTTGCCTCCCAAATTAACTCATGATCCTGTATTACATCCTTAGCTCCTCGAGGCCATGATGGCTCTTGAGACGGGATATTAGACATTCCTAATCCCGTCTGTTGAACTACCTTATACCACAACCCTGTCCACATACCATTAGCAGTAGGATGCACTAAATCTCCTACAGAATATCTATGATTTGATTTCCAATCTTGTATACCAACCGGAGCATTAATCAATATCGGATAATCTGTTATTGGTTGATCTGTAATATTCTCGATATCATCAATCGATATATTATCAGTATCAAACTCTTCATTAGCATATGTGAATAACTCACACTGAAGTTCAAGATAAGGAAGAGTTCCCATAGGATAGAAACTAGATCTATCACTCGATACATAAGTGATCTCAAATAAACTATCATTTAAAGGGAAGTATATTAAGTCTCCTTCCAACGGGTGATCCATAGTAGTGTAATGTTGAAAGTTTCTAGGATTAACCTGAAGTGACACTCTATCTTTTATTTCGATACCAAATTGTTGAAATACTTCTCCTTCTCCCTCAAAAGAGTCAGTACTAGATATATACATTTCTAGTTCATAAGTCTCAGAGAATCTATCTAAAGTGCTTTCTCCGAATATAAGATCTTCTTTTAATCGTTCTCGGGGTAAATACACCAAATCAATCCCATAATTTGAGATAAACTCCATTGATAGATCGTGAAGAAGATCTTGTTCATTGGTCGAGTTAAAGTGATTGAAATATTGTGAAGTAGCCATATCAGTATTTATCTTTGGGAATAAAATAAAACCCTACATCTCTCCATGTCTGTCCCACTATAACATCCCGAGAACCGATACTTTGAAGATATCTTCCTTGTGTATATGATGATTTAGAAATTTTATTATCCAATTTATTAATTATTCTTATGATTGTAGCTGTTCCTATGTTACCTATTGCTTCCGATAATTCACCAGCAGATGGATACTCTCCATACTTGGTATGGCAGTAATATCCTTTAAATGTACCAGAGCGAGTTCCTCCGTGAGATCCTTTATTAATCCAATTACATCCAGATGGTTTATTTGTAGTTCTAACACATTCTCCTGTCACAGTATTTGTCCATGATGTGGTTCCTATGTTAGGTCCTTGTTTAATCCAATCATCTCCTGGAGAATCTACAGAGGTTGTATAATCTCCGTTATTTACATTCATCCAGAAATGTTTATTGGTATTAACTCCCCTTCTTTCCCAATCATCTCCTGGAGAGTTTCTAGCAGATGTATACGTATCCATCTTATCATTGTACCAGAATAAAGTATCTTTAGATGGCCCTTGTTTAACCCAACCATCTCCAGGAGAAATCTTAGAGGTTGTGTATTTCATTTTAGATTCATTGTACCAGAAATTTGTTCCTATTTGAGTGCCTTGTTCAACCCATTCTCCGATAGGCTTATTAATTGATTTTTTATAAACATTGGTATGTGTGTTATACCATGTAAGTTTATTAATTGCATGTCCTTGTTTAATCCATCCCTCTCCTGGACACTCAAAACTGCAGATATATTCATTGGTATTGGAATTGTACCAGTAAGTTGTTCCTTTATTCGGAGCTTCATTCACCCATTCAACTCCAGGAGAAACCTTATCTCTAATATACTCATTTGTAATGTTATTGTGCCATATTTTAGTATAACGAGATATACCTTGTTTAATCCATCCTTCTCCTGGATCTACATCATACCACTCAAATTTACCATCATTAATGTTATAATATGATTTAAATGTAGATTTACATTTCTGAGCTTGTTCATATACCTTTGAATTAATTGTATCCTTTAATCTATTCATTAAAGTAACAGCAGAAAGCATTTTATACTTTGCTTGACCTTCAAGGAATTTAGTTAATAATATATGACAAATGAAATGTTCCCGAGCTGTTAAATTAACTATATTAGTATGTTTATTGGAACCACCTAAACTCTTAGGAGTAATGTGATGCTTCTCTACATACATATCTTCTCTAAATATAGGATTCAACACACGATTAGATATGATTGAATAGTACCATTTATGATACTTGTTGATGAAAGTCTTAGTTGGATAAATATGCATAGGTGCTTCCTCGTTTAAATGATAAAGTACTACCAGTGGAATTCGATCTTCGCGACTGGTCCTAATATTTATACAAAATTAAACCTGATGAAAGTCCTACCCTATCATAAAGTCTACTGGATCTTGATATCTTGTACGGAATTCTTCTAACAGTCTCTCTTTTTCGGTTGCATATTTCTCACGGATATCTGAACCGTTAATTTCAAGCCCACCTGGAAGAATTGCTCCCGAATGTTTACCTAAATTATCTCCAAACTGAATTCCAACCAAACATGTTGCGTAATTCTTTAGCCATGTATCATTAAACACATCTCCGTTAGCGTCGGGGTCTAGTGTTTTATATATCTCAATTATAAATTTATTACCTTCAACTAACTCAGCTCCATTAACTACCAATCTATTACTACTTTTATTGTAGGTGTAATCTCTTACTGGTTTAAAGTAATGGTTAGCTAAACTTATTTGTTGTTGAGTTAACTCATAATCAGTAAATCCGGTAGAAGCTCCTCCTCTCATATTATTATACGTTTGAGCAGCTAATTGCCAAGACTCTGACATGAATACCTCATCTCCTTCCCCATTTAATGGTTCAATGAGATCGATAATACTAATCACTTCATCTGGAATATCGAAATATCCATTACTCACGTTATCAGCTGTTGTAGTGATTTCATGGTAACTTAATACACTTCCGTCATAATGTTCCTCAAGAAAGAATTGTAAAGCATCATCTAATCTATCTGCAACTTGATCGGGGGCAACGTTAATCGATATTACGGGTGCTCCTAATCGACGCATCACATAATCAGTTAACTCAGATTTATTCTGTAATTTCATTTTAGTTCCTTTCTGTTATTTATCTACATCTTTAATGTAGAAACCTAAATCATTCCAGGTTAAACCAATAATATCATCTTTACATCCTAATGATTGAAGATACTTATTCATGTTATAGGATTTCGTGGTGATAACTACATTAAAGTGTTTCTTTCTGAGAGAGTTAATAACAGTTACCTTTAATAATGGTAATATGTTTATTATCTCATGGGCAAAATGGAAGCATCCGTACTCATCGTGACATATCAATCCCAGATGAGCATTCTTCTTTCGAGCTACTCTTTGACAACCATTAAGACCATTCTCATCTATATTAGTTTGCATTGTATCCAATCTCTTATTCATAGCCCTTTGACAACCATTAAGACCATTATCATCAATATCTAACTTCTTAGCTTTAATCCCTTTAACGGATGCTCTCTGAAAGGTGTTAAACCCGTTATCATCAATGTTCAACCTCTTAGCTTTAATCCCTTTAACGGATGCTCTCTGAAAGGTGTTAAACCCATTATCATCGATATCTTGTAGTTTAGTAATAACACCTTTAAATACTGCTCGTTGACATCCATCGAGACCATCATCAATATCCTTTCTCATTGTATCTAACTTCTTCTGAATTACCCTTTGACATCCATTGAACCCATCTTCATCTATATCGTTTTTCTTTGTAGCTATACTCTTAATGGATGATCGTTTATATGTATCTAATCCATTACCATCAACGTCCAACTTTTTAGCTTTAACACCTTTAATAGATGCTCTCTGATACGAATCTAATCCATTTTCATCTATATCATTTCTCCTATTCGATACAATCTTCTTTAATGTTTTAGGTGAATTACAGAATCCCATGTTAGCGTACCCCTTATTGTAAAATAGAGGATTAGAAGCTGCTTCATGTTCTCTTTGAATAGTCTCTTCATAGTTTAAACATTCAATATTAGTTGAGAGTGTTTTAATGATAACACGTTCTAATTGAGGTGATTGATTTCTTTGAAGAGCTCTGAGATGGGGATTGGAAGATGATCCAAAGTAAGTATCCTCTTCAGGATTGATATTATTTTCTTGTAATTCTTTGCGATAAGAGGAACCGATGTAGTATCGTTCGGTTCCTATTGGATTTAAATCTGTTATCAAGTAAACATAAAAGTTAAGGCCTGTATAAGATAACATTCTTAATTGGTTGGTTTAGTATCATTCCATTTATTCCAAGCTGATATCCCTTTATCGTGAATAGTCTTGCGTGTATATGGTTTATTAGATGGTCCTTTTCCTCTAGCTTGTTTAGCAGCTTTTAACCACGAATCTTTATCATTATTATACAACGAAATCTCCTTCTTGTAATTCATCCACCCGTATAAACTCAAAACCATCATCCATTTTAACACTGACGTATTCTTTTAAGTTCATTTCAATCCCATCGATTAAAACCACATCCCCTATAATCTCAAGATTCTTTTGTTTATACAGTTCTATCATAATAGTATTTATCTGTTTAAGTGTACATATCAGTATTAATGTTGTACAATAGATGATAAATAGATATACTAGTACTGGGCTCTAATTAATGCGCTGACCAGGATAAAAACTTAGATGAAATATGTCTGATGAGACTCTAAACACAATAAAGTAATAAGTATCAGTATTGTTGTTGAGTTTATTTAATTTTTTGTTACTTTTAATGGATGAACTCAATACCTGATGAGGTATTAAAATAAACCAAAAATACAATGCAGGCTCTGTTCCCCCCTAACAACTTGCGACAACGGGCCCACTGGGTTAGATAAACACTTATCAAAATAAATGTATACAGGAAATTTCCTTGATAGCAGTACTGTATATTGATTTTGATGATAATCTCGTCTTTATGGAGATTACTTGGAGAGGCGCTACGGAAATAAAGTCTGATTGATAATAGACAGCGTCTGTGTATGAGAATATATCTTTTACACAATATGATTATCCGCAGGAGATTTTTACTCTCCTGTTAACTTGCTAGTTAAAGGATGAGCTTTTAGGTCAATTCAAAAGCAAACACCTTGGAGAAAAGGGGTAAGTGTATCTGAATGATTTTGAATATATTTAGTTGATAGATGTCCGAATAAAATTGAATCAGAGATAAATTAATGTTTCATAATTTGGTATTTTTAGACTTTACATCGAACATCCTCTAACTACCGTTAAAGTACTGTTAAAATACCGCGATCATCCTCGAACAGCCGCGAAAATAATCATGATATCTTTCCTGCAGCCATTGTACCTATTATAGTCTTATTTAACGATTTTCTTAGTTATAGCTTTTTTCTTAACAACTTTTTTCTTAACAGCTTTTTTCTTAACAACTTTTTTCTCTGATTCTTTATTATCAAATGCATCTTTAACTCTAGCTACTAACTGATCATCAATCTTATTATCAGTTAAAGATACAGCCCATTCAAGTATATCTAAACCCAAACCTATTAATACCTTTTTTGGTAAAAGTGCTACTATCAAACTACCCATTATCATATTCCTATTTAAGTTAAAATTACATTATATATTTATCTAGCTTACAAAGATTCGAAAAAACTCACTATATATGTACTATCACCAGTTAAGTTAAATTGATCAATCAAATCATTCAACTCCAAAGCTTCTTTATTACCAAATCGTTTAGCGATTCCGTATGAATTTCCCCACATATCTTTCACAGACGCACACGACCTCTCATAGTAATACGGATCCTTATTAACATTCATATCATCATTAATAATAAAGAAACACATCTCAATGTTATTATACTCATATATTTTAGCGAATGCAGATGGCACAGAAGCTCCATTAATAATAAACGGCTTATCATTAAAATAAACTAATGTAGTTGATGTAATACCGTCATACTTTATAGCTAGAGATCTCTCTAAGCGTTCTAGAGGTACGAATTTATATCTGTTAGTAGCTTTAGTCTGGAATTGAATATTAGCCATTGTATAAGTAGCATTCAAAGAATCTTGACTCCAATCCCATGAAGAATCAGATAACCCTAGATGACCTCTATCATATCCAGTATTCTTATAATCTTTCGAGATAACTGCAAATTGTTTAGGAATTCTAGTATCACGATAGAAAGATGGTCTCTTTTTAATATTAAGATCATTCACTTTTGACGTAACATTAGCTGTAATTGCTATCGGACCTTTCATATCATACGAGTAGCATATAGAACTGTACTCATCTTCTAGTATTTGATCACAAGACTCAGTATTCATGAAATTAGCACTAACATTAAATGATAATAACGTAACCACTAACAACAACTTCATCTCCACTTCCTTTTAATGAAATACTCAAATACACTAACAATCCCACTTCCAATCTCTTTAGGACTCGGGAGCATCCAACCTAATATCATTAAAACCCAAACCCAAAACGGTATATCCTCAATATTAGTTATAGTATCAGCTATCATATCAGCTTTAGTATTATTAACATCCCCATCGTTATTAAAAGCGTCTGAATTATTCTTAGCTGAAATACCCTCATTAGTTTCAACATTCTCTCCTACATTAGCTGATATAGATGGAGCATCTCCTCCCCCAGCAAGATTAGTTAATAAACCTAAACCACAACCTTGTAGTGATAGAGTTACAATAAGTAGTGTAATTATTTTCATGTTGATTTCAACTTATGTTTAACTTTAGCCGCTAAGGTACCGACAACCCCAATAATAAACTGAGCACTAGATGGTCCAGGCCATGGGAATGATGCTCCAACCAACCCAACAACCAATAAACCTAATAATTTAGCCCCTTCAGATCCAGCAAATAGTGTAGCTAGAGTGAATTTACCTGCAAGAGCTCCGAATAAATCATCCATACCAAAATCATACCCAAGATCACCTGAGAACGACATATTAAACCATATATAGATCAATATACCTCCAACAACGAGGCCTCCCATTTTCTTGAGAATAGGATGTTCTTGGAGGAATTTATCTAATTTCCTTAGTTCCTTTTCCGTCCACTTACCTACCACTGTATCAGCTATATACTCAGTAATTGCTTTAATTACATCTTGATAAGCTTTAAAACCCTTTTTAAGAATACTAAACAATTTCTTAAATGACCACTTTATCATCTTGAAGAATGTAAAAACAGGTTTCTGTTTAAATAACGATAACAGACTCTTGAAATCAGTTTTCATCTTAGCTGCTAAATCCTTAACAAACTCAAACTTCTTCTTTAATGATGCTGGAATTAACCCCTCATTCATTGTTCCGTTAAGGTATAAATCAACTGCCTCATTAAACTGATGATACTCTATTTCGCTTGTAAATTCATTGTATGTAATCATTATTATATTTATCATTTAGTTCATTGAGATAGTTAACAAAAGATTAGAAATGTGTTATAATAGATTCATAATAAGGATAAATACAGAGATAATTCAACAAAAAGATTGTAAACAGAATTTGATGATGGTAATGAAAAAGGCGGATAGCACACGGGTTCAAATCCCGTCATCTCCACCATAAGTATATTAATTCACGGATTATATTAATGTACTTATGATGGGGATGAATTGGAATCGACTAACGTATAATGATCATTATTTAGAATCGGCAATGCTAAAGCCGTGATTGAGAGTTCAATGATAGGTGTAAACTGAAATTGAATTGACTTAATATAAGAAGCACTTTAAAACTTAAATGACACTAAAACTGCATTTAAAGTAGAAGGAACACCTGTATGGGCATCCCGTTCTACTGCTATGAGATTACAAGCTAACGCTTAGAATTTCATCTGAAGAATATCTCATCCTCTCATCTTTATTATCCAACAGAGAGGATCTTATTTCAAAATGGTTGGGTTCACGGTACACTTAAAAGGAAACTTTTCTGTATCTGAGTAATGAGATATCCCTGAAACTTTATTCTCTTTTACGAGTTCTCCATTCTCGTATTAACAGTACATGACATAGGGTCGTATATTGTATTAACCGGGATGCCTTTTGGGTCCCAATTTGTCAGGAGACAATAATGAATGATTTAGATACACTCTTTAATAGAGCATTTGGTTTTGAACCTATGCTTCGTAATATGAATACTGTTCCAGTAGATCAGAAATTCCCCCCATGCAATATCGCATCATACTTAAATGAAAATAATGATAAACGTTTTCGAGTAGATTTAGCATTAGCTGGTTGGTTAAGAGAAGAACTTGAAGTGATTGTAGGGAATAATAAACTCACTATTAAAGGAGATCCAAAAGAAGATGAATATCCTGATGATGTTGATTTTAAATGGATTCAACACGGTATAGCTAAACGGGGTTTCGAATGGTCACGTGTAGTTAGTGACGATCTTATTCCAGATAATGTATCTTTTGATGATGGTATTTTGAGTGTGTGGTTAGATGAAAAAGTTCCGGAACACAAGAAAATTAGAAGTTTATCAATAGGTAAATCAGAGCTTATGTTAGAAAACACGTAACAAGTGGTCGACGCCTGGATGGAGTATGGTTTACATACTCCATTTTTTGTGGTATAATTATATTACTATACAATTGAGGATATTTGATATGATGTTAAGATGGTTAGGAAATAAATTACATCAAGCTGGTAACTGGTGTTATAATATAGCTGATAGAATGGATTTCACTATAGATGAACATGAAATATGCAAATGATATTAATTCATGTATACCACTAAAATCTGCTCTAAATGTTTAGAATAAAAATCAATCAGAGATTTTTATAAAAATAAGAGGAATAAAAAATGGTATTTCTACAGCTTGCAAGAATTGTGCTGATATAATGAGTGATACTACTAAAATTAATAACAAAACACACTATGCACTATCACGAGAACGTAGACGGATATGTATACAAACCATTATACAACAATGAAAACATGATGTTGGTTGTGGAGTATGTAAAGAAGATGAGCCAGTTTGTTTAGATCTACATCACATAGATCATACAAGTAAAGACATTCACCCCTCTAATTTAATCAGAGGATCAGTCGTTGAGCTAATCAAAGAATTCAGTAAATGTATCGTTGTATGTAAAAACTGTCATACAAAGATACACAACAATAAAATAAATTGTCCAGTGATGAATACTAAAATAGATTTATTAGAAACAACCCTCAATGAACATATAAATGCTCGTTGACTTAAAAAGCCGCTATAGCTCAGCTGGTAGAGCAACGCACTTGTAATGCGTAGGTCCGGAGTTCGAATCCCCGTGGCGGCACCAAATAACATGAAAACAATATGTAAAAGCCTAGGAACTAGGTGCGATGATAATAAAGAGACAGCTGATCATTGCTGTCTCTTTAGACTTGGTATGTACCTATTAGAATTAGTTACATGTATTTTTATTATAACTGGTGTTATACACCAATGGTGAGGATTATATTATGAGCAACGCTCTACAAACAACAAACCCTAAAGATCTAGCTAGGATCAATTCAACTCTAAAAGCTATTTCTGCTGAAATGACTAAACAAGAGTTGATACGAGAGATTATAAAAGAATCTATAGATTTCATAAACGAAGAGTTTGATATCCCTAAGAGCATCGTTCGAAGATTAGCTAAAACATACCACGCTCGTGATTTCATTGAACAACAGAGTTTGGATACTGATTTTGTTGATGCATACGAAACTCTAGTTAGTGTTGATAATCGGTTAGCGTGACATCTATACTACTAGATACACCTGAACTCGATGTAGGATATTCTGAATTAGGTCGGCACTACATTACTCCTGAGGGTAAATCATACTCATCTGTTACTACTGTAATTAATTTCGATAAATCTGGATTAGATGAGTGGAAACAGAGAGTTGGAGAGGAAGAAGCAGAACGCATCTGTACTGCTGCTGCTAAACGAGGTACAGCTGTTCATGAAATGATTGAACAATATTTACTCAATCAACCAGTAGATCAAAATGAATATACTAAATTATTTAAAATGCTTAAATGGAAGCTCGATAATATAGATAATATTATAGGACTCGAAACTCCACTATACTCTGATGGAATGAAGTTAGCTGGAAGAGTTGATTGTGTAGGTCTGTACAAAGAGGTTATGAGTGTCATTGACTTTAAAACCGCAACTAAGATAAAAGATAGTAAATGGATTACAGATTACTGGTTACAAACAACTGCTTACAGTTTAATGATTGAAGAGTTAACAGACATTAAAATCCCTCAGTTAGTGATTTTAATGGTAGCTGAGAATGGAGACATTAAAGAGTTTATATCTGATAGAGATAAATGGCTTGAGCCTTTACGCCAAAGGATACTAAGCTACAGACAATGGGTAAAAAGATAGATCAATATAAATTTTTCTGAATCATCATACCACACAAAATCCAACATCCCTCCAAGATTTTCCTATTACATCTTCTCCTAATAATCTAAGAAATGAACACTTCGAGAATGATCGTCTCGTGATAACCACATCAAAATTACTCTTAGCTAATGAGGTACCGTTGATGAACCATAATAATCATCTAATTCTGGATCAATATTCTTTTCAATGAGTTCTTTACGAGTTGCGGATCCAATGTAATACTTTTCCGTTCCTATTGGATTCAGATCTGTAATTAAATAAACGTAAAAGTTGAGGCCGCTATAAATAGATGTATGCATCATTAACTCATTTGAAGTTAGATATGTTAGAAAGGGAGTAACATGTCAGTGTTATTCCCTTTTGTTTATCAGTAGTTATTTATCTTCTTCCGTTTACATTTATCATTTTATGTGGTATAATTAATCTACCAACACAAAAGGAGAAATTATAACAATGACATCCCCTCGTCAAAAAGCTTTTGCAGAACAAGTTTTACGTTTCGTGAATGATGGTTTAACCCACATGCAAGCTGTTACAATAGTATGTGAGCAATTTAAAATTGATCACAGTAAAGTAAATGGATTTATCGATGATCACTTGAGAGAGCGTATCACTCAGTGCTGTATCAAACACAAAACCCATAAAGACCACACAACAGTAGAGACTACCCCAACTCTCTGCAAATGACTACAACAGATTATCTCAGAATATTTAAGAGTATTAGATTATTCCTCCTTAAAGATTATGATATAAAGAAGTATGGTTTTGAAGGAGTCACTGTATCAGAAAAGGAGTTTAATAAATATAAACGTTTTTTAAGTAAAGCTAAGAATAAGTTTAATCGAGATGAGTTCATTGAATATGTAGTATCTTGTACAATACTCAATGTTGCTTACGAGGATATAATTAAATTAGATTTAAAATCATATCACATCTGGAAGAAGAAACACAATAAGTTAACAAATGTTATAGAATGTGATATAATAGATATACAAGATCATTTTATTAAACCAAATAATTTGAAATTCTCTGATTTATTCGTGTGTAAGAAGAATGAACACCCATACATACTCAAGATGTTGTTATCAGAGGATATTGAACGAGAGACGTTCATTGCTTTAAATATGTTAATAGGGTTTTACAATGATTTTGATATACACTTGAAAGATGATTATATTTGGAATGATACTAAACAATTACTAAATAAATATGCAATATTCATTAAACTAGATAAAAATAAAATAATGCGGAGAATATATAATGTTACAAATGAAAGATGAAGATAACAATACAATTTCATCAACAGAATTAAATAGGATACAAAAAATTGCATATAGACCAGAGAAGAGTCTTGAAGTTCTAGTGATATGGCAAGAGATAAACGATACTATATTTGAACGATCGTATCGATACACTTCTTATGTAGATGCGTTAACTGATTATAGAGCAATAAGAGATTTAACAGAAGTAATCGAGAAAGAACAGGATATGATTTTAAATGAGAGAGTATAAAATGATCCTTAACGAAAACCCAACAATACATAACATACACGAAGAGCATGTTGATGATGTATTATCACCAAAAGATATTTTAATAGATTCTAAAATGAATGTAGCTGCTGGTATACACAATGAAAATAATGAAAGTAACTCGATCATTGAAGCAATTAAAACTATTCACAACGAACATCTAAGTAAACTTGAAGATGCTGTATTCTTTATTGATGATATACTATTAAAAAACAGCTGATCTAGTAGATTCCATATAAAATCCAAGATCCTTCCAAGTTAACCCAACTATCTCATTCTCAGATCCTATAGATTTGAGATAATTGTTTTGAAGGTATGATCGTTTAGTGATCACAACGTTAAATCGTTTATTCACAAGTCTACACATCTTGTGCTTTGATATTAATGTTAATTCCCCTATCTCCCGAGCAAATTTGAAACATCCCAAAGACTTGTGACATATTCTTCCTATGCTAGAATCCCATCTCTTTACAGTTGCTCGCTGAAACGTGTTAAAACCATTTTCATCAATATCACTAATCATAATGTTTAACTGTTGATCGTTGATGAGCATTGAATCCTTTTTCATCCACATCATTATTCATAGTATCAACTCGTTTTAAAGATGCTCGCTGTATCCCATCAAGACCATTTTCATCAATATCACCAATCATAGTGTTTAACCGTTTAATTGTGGATTCTTTCGAAGATGTGGTTACACCATTAGCATACGCTTTATTGTAAAATAGAGGATTTTCAATAACATTGTGATCTTTTTGTATCATCTCTTCATACATTCGACACACTCTACTATCCATAAACGTTTTAATAACAACACGTTCCAATTGCGATGATCGAGAATCTTGAAGGATCCTAAAATGCTCGACGGTTGATGATCCATAATAAGTATCTAATTCTGGATCAATGTTATCTTCTTTTAATATTTTGCGTGTTGCGGATCCAATATAATACTTCTCCGTTCCTATTGGATTCAAGTCTGTAATCAGATAAACGTAAAAGTTGAGGCCGCTATAAATAGATGTATGCATGATAATACTCCAGTATTGTTATGTTAGAAAGGGATTAACACTCTAATGTTAATCCTTTTTGTATATTTAATATTATTTATCTCAATTATTAACATTTATCATTTAATGTGGTATAATAATACTATCAATGAGATTCACGGGGAATGCTTATTGGTATCATATAAACCCGAAAACTATAAGGAATACTTATCATGGCAGGAAATTCATTCAAGAATCTCAAGAAAAAGAGAACTAATATCGCTGATCTAGCAGCTAAACTAGAATCCGCAAGCGGAAAGAAAAAAGATTATGGAGATGATCGCATTTACAAACCTCACGTTGAACCGTCTGGGAACGGGTATGCAATTATACGATTGCTACCTCCATCAGAGAATTGTGACATCCCATTTGTAAAAGTATTTGATCATGGCTTCCAAGGACCAGGTGGTTGGTACATTGATAAATGTCCAACGACTATTGAGCAGGATTGTCCTGTATGCACTCATAACAGAGGCATCGTTGAAGTTGGGGGAGGGTGGGAATCTTTAAATGAGAAAGACAAGAAACTTGTTAGAGATCATAAACGTCGAGAGAGTTACATCAGTAATATCCTTGTAATCAAAGATGAACATCAACCTGAATTAGAAGGACAGGTAATGCTTTATAAGTACGGTAAAAGCATTTTTGATAAGATTCTAACTGCTATGGAGCCTGAGTTTGCAGATGAAGATGCTTTAAATCCATTTGATTTCTGGGAAGGAGCTGATTTCAAAATCAAAATCCGGAAAGCTGATGGAGGATGGAGAAGTTACGATCGTTCAGAATTTGCTCCTGTATCAGTGTTGTTGGATGGGGATGATGATGAATTAGAAGAGATTTATAATAAACAATATGATCTCAATGAGTTCACAGATCCTGCAAATTTCAAGGGATACGGGTATTATGAAACTAAACTTAACAATGCTCTAAACCTTAATAAGAGACCTGTTAAAGTAACTGAGGATACAGGAGATGATAATCCTGCCCCCACATCTGCTAAAGCAGACTCCTCTTCAACAGATGATTCTGAGGATATGTTAGATTACTTTAAAAATATGGCTGAAAGTTAATTAAACTTTAACAGAAAAAGCTCACACCAAATGATGTGAGCTTTTTTTGTTATCGAGCTATCACTGGGTCTGGGTATGGTGATCCAGCGTTAAGTATATTAGTAGTTGAACTATTGTTCACATTAGCGTTTCCAGATCTTGTTATACCTGATATAGCATTTATTACCTGCTCCATAAACTCTTTATTACCTTTAATCATATTAGCTAGATATATATTAGCCCCATCTTGGTTACCAGAATTTTTCAATGTTTTATATGTATCAGCTGTAGATTGAGCAGGAGTTAAACTAGATATACCAGCTGTCTTGGAATCATATGTAACAGGACCTAACGATTGTCCATCTGCAAAAGCTTCTCCTTCTCCAAATTCAATAGTAATAGTTGGAGTTGATTCTCCTGGAATCGGAACACCTGCATGTTCAGGAATCGGAACACCTGCATGTTCAGGGACAGGTTCTATTCCATTTAATCCTCCATCTGCAAGTAGTGTATCGAATACAGTATCACTATCTTTAGAATTCCTTGCAAGTTTCGTAGCATCTCTTTTAGCTATTCTTTTTTCAGTATCTGCTATTTCATCTGAATAGTCAATAGTCTTAGATCCAAAGAAAGTCCCTTTTTCCTCAACCCACTTCATAACTGATAATTTTATATTATCTAGAGCATTGCCTATAGTATCAAAGAGATCTAATATAGGATTAGTTATATACTCATCTACCATACTAGTAATCTTATCAAATATACTAATATTAACACCTTTATCATCCTCAAACGTTAGCCATCCATTAATCTTATTCTGGATATATTTAACTGGATTTTGCCAAAATTCTGATAACCCCATTTTTATAGTTTCCCATGATGGTAAACTCAGCTTCCAATTAGTAAATGATTTCACTATATAACCTTTAGGATCCTTCCAAAATTCTGATAACCCTGTCTTTACAGTTTCCCATGACGGTAAAGTTAACATATATGTGTTAAGCTTCGATCCCATCCAACCACCGAAGTCAGTAAGCCATTTAGGCATCGATTCTTT